CAGACGGATACGGTAGTCTGTCAGATCAGTGCCCGGCGCCGGGATAGGGCGGTCAAGGCGGTAATCATCACCGTCGACCTCCAGAACCTCACCGTCAATCACTCCCTCATCCCATGGTGCGACGACAGAAACCCGGTCATAGGGAAGCAGGAGCTGTGCCTCCTCCGTAACACGCAGCGGCTGACTGCGCCGCCTGTATCTCTGCGCCTGATACTCAAACCGCGCGCGGCGGCAGACCTCTGGGAAGGTGGTCGCTCCGACAAGGTCGATAGCCAGCGGGTTGATGAGGGTGACACCGGGCGGGTAGCTATGGACCTTCTGACGGAAATTATCGAACTCGTCAAACCAGGTAATCTCCACTCCATCAAAGTCATCAGGACCGGGCAGACGCAGGCCAAGGCCGATTGACCCTCGATCCGCAAGTCTGTTGCGGCGATTGAAGAGTGCAGAGACGCCTGTGCGGCGCTGATCCCGCGCGAAGGTGACCCTGCCATTGGACATGAAGGCCATAGCACGCGCCTTCTTGGCGATCAGCTGCACCTGATCATCTGCCGATGTCTGGCGGTCAAAGATGCCGTTGAAGTTCTCCTCGGTGGGGCTCAACGCCTGCAGTGAATCGTGAACATCCTTCAGCGACTGCCAATCAATCTCAGACGCTTTATAGTTGCAGAGCCAAGGGTCCATCAGCGTATGCACAGCGGCAGAGTACCAGAACCGATGCGGGACCGGAGGGCCGAAGTTACCAAACAGATCGAAGGTCGGCGCCGGGAGGATGCGCGTCGCAATCAGATTGAACGCTTCAAGGTTCTGCCCCGCGACGCCGCCCGTATTACTGCAGGTGACAACGACAACGGTCTCATGCTCATAGGTCCGCTGGTCCTCGTCAAGGACGACGAACCCAACAAGGTCCTCAAGATAACCCCTCTTGCGGGTGTCCTGCACATTCTTTCCGGTCGCGTAGTTGTGGACCGGCTCGATGTCAGCGACACGGATACGCCAGCGCCCTACAGTAAGGCCGGTCAACGAGAAGGTCTGCCGGAGCTCATTCTGCGTCGCATACCAAACCGGGAAGTCCTGCGTGCCCGTTTCAAGAACGGTTCCGTCGGTGTCAAGCCGTTCAAGCTGGCAGCTGATCGTCGCAAAGGCCGGCACCACATTCTCAGGCGGCAGGGATTTTTGACCCGTAACGAACGCAGCCATGCCGCTCGGCCAAGCGATCTGCACGTCGATCTCTGACACCTCATCCGATGGTATCTCATACCACGACGTCCACATCGTACCACTATCGAGCGGGCCGAGCTCGATGCGTGAGATGTTAGATACCAAGACGGGCAGTTTGATATCTTCCGGGAGCGTCACACCGGGCGGATAGATCTGAACGGTCCCGCTCTGGGTTGCGATATCCGCATCGCCAAACTGAAAGGTGTTCATATCGTACGAGCCACGGCCAACACAATAGACCGCACGGACAGTCTGCGTCGCCGTTGCGGTCTTGTCCTCGAACAACGGAGTGTAGTTGGCGTTGACAATCTCCCAGCGCCCCGTCCCGTTGAAGATCAGATCAGGCCAGTGTCGCATCTTGCCGTAGATATCCGGCACACGAGACATGGGCCGCATCGTGTTGCGCGGCGGGGCAAGAGTATTCAGCGAGGTTGGCTGGTCCGCTGGCGCTGCGCTCCGGTCCGCTTGCTTGCCCGGCCGCATGAGGTAGGAGATTCCGAAGGAGATTGCCATCGAGATAGCAGTGATGGCCACGTAGATAATGATCGACGCGGTAAGAGTGCTGACGCCCAATCCGGTTGCGACCGCAGCTGTAAGCGTGACCGGCTCCGCCGGGCAGACCAAGACGTGATAGACGTCACCTTTGTGCACGACAAGATCAGGAGCCTCCTCAACCCTCAGAGAACCATCCGGCGTGATCGCGCCGTAATATAGCTCGAAGGTCAGCCCGTCCCAACGGTTAGGCGAGACATTCATCAAGGCTTCAGCGAGCGTGATGCCCTCCTCGATAAAGTGCACCTCATCTGGCCGCTCCTCGTGGAACGGGAAAGAGACAATGAGTTGCGCGGCGCCGAGGGTCAGATCAGTAGTGCTCATGCCGTCCACCATTCCGTGTTAGGCCACTTCCGGAGGATGCCCTTCATAGGCGTCCAGACGACAGAGGCGTTGCGAGCTAGCGCGTGGAGGACGCCATCGTCCACGACCACGCCAACGTGTTGACGCTCCATAACGGCCATACTCATTTGAGCAGGCTCTGCGACGATCACCCAATGCGGCGCCGCGAGCTTGATCGCCGAGGGCATGTACTCTGGGACGCACCAAGGCGCCTTCTCGTTGAATGGCAGCGGACAGGGGAGGCTGTGAAGCTCACGCACATATTTGACCAAGGTCCAGCAATCGAAGCTGACCGGCGGAAAGGATGGGAATGCATAGGGCTGCCCGACGAGAGTCCGCACGGCACTCGGTACCACCGTCACCGGTGGAGGAGGCGGCGCGATCTTCTTTCGCCAAGGCGATCTAAGCGACATTGTGCAGTCCTCAGAAGGGTCTCAGACCCTCAAAGCGGTCCATCGTGTAGTAGATACCAGCCCTCTTGGTCGGCAGCCTCCCGCCCACCAGATCAAGCTCAATCACGTCAAGAGCGACCTTGACTTTCTCGCAACGGAACTTGAGCGGCTCAATCCAGACAGGACGATCAAGCATGGTCGGGTCGATGTATGTCCGAAGGATGACGTAGATAGGGTCGTTGAGCTGATCAGACTTGATATTCGCAAAGAGCTCAAGCAGCCTGCCGTCCAGCCCGTCAAGGCGAACCGATGAAGTGTACTCCGTAGAATTTCGAATGGCTGGTTTCGTAAATTGGAAAGCGAGCGGAAGAAAGGTGCGCGGCATCCCGTTCTCGTCGGAGGCAACCAACGGCGTGCTGCGGCGATTGCAGAAGCAGAGGTCGCTGTTCGCCTGCTTGCCATAGATCTCAATAGTCTCGATGAGAAGCCCTGTCGTGGGTGGCGTCGCAAGCCACTCCGCATAGGCATCAACGACTGAATTGCTAGGCATCAGGAATGAGCTTTCGGAACGAGTGCGTTGATACTGTCGGTCGGTCGCGTATCAGCGACAGATCGGCCATCATAGGAGTCCGGCAGCTCATCCGCAGGCGCCGAGGCATCGACAGGGTCAAGGATGACCAGCGCGGCAGGCATCTCCCAAGCCTGTGCATACGCCTCCACAACGAACGAGGCGATATACAAGCTGAGGTTCCGATCTACCGGAGAGATGCTATAAGGACCGGAGAAGTGGCAAAGATGCGGAAGCAGCCCCAACCCTGTCAGAACGTTCATGTTAAACCACTCGGCGCCGGCATTGAGCGTGGTGTGGTAGAAGGTCGAGAACTCGGTAAGCTGCGCGCCAGTCCAGTTGAACTGGATTGAGTAGTCTTTCTTTACGACGTCCTGCGTGAGCCGCAGGCGGCTGGGTCCGTCAAGAACCTCGATCGTGCGGAACCGGGCGGCAGGAGCGGAGCGGTAGGCCTGACGCGCTGGGCAGCCCAGCGTCGCTTCTGGCCAGTCGATTAGAGCTTCTTCAGGCATCATCCACCCATTTGCCAACGCGCCAGAAGGCATTGACGGTGAAGGTCACGCGGTAGAGGTCCAGCCGGTCAGGCTGCGGCGTCACCACGATGTCCTCCTTTAGCTGGCAGAACATCGGTTCCATAACCCCGTTGCCGAGATTGTTCATCATAAAGGCCGCAAGACCACCGTTTAGATCTTCCTCAATGAAGTCCTCAAAGATGACAAGCTGCGGAAGCGTCCATACGAACTCCATAGAGCACACCCGCATCTCATCATGCTTAATGCGGCGGAACAACGGTGGCGCCTCGGTGATGCCCGTGCGCTGAAACATGGGCGGCACGTCAACCTTGTAGGAGTTCCGCAGCGGGCAACCGAGATCGTCCTCAGGCCACTCGATCGTGGTGGTGCGCGTCACAGCTTCCTCCGCACGCCGTAGTTGCCCGTCATCGACTCTGCGTAGCTCCCATAGCCCGTCCGCATAGAGCGCTGGAAGTCCCGTTGCACCTCGGAGCGCGACAGATTGACGCTGGCGATCACGGTCCGGTCGTCAACCCGCTCCTGGGTGACAACCACACCCGGCGAGTTGTTGTTGATGACCAGCTGCGGCTGGCCACCGAACGAGTTCTTGTTGCTCACGATCGTCCCAGAGCCCGACGGCAGGAAGAGCTCTGGACCCCTCTCACCAACCAGATACGCCATGCCTCCTGACACAGGCCCGCCAGAGGCGAGCCCGCCCCCAAAGCCCGGCCCAGCCCCGGCTGCGGGTGTGGTGGGGAAGAAGTAATTGAAGGCTAGCTTGAGAGCCTGTAGCAGCGCGGCCTGAGCAACGATCTTCGCCACGGACTTGGCAAAATCTGCAGCAAATTTGGTGAAAGCTTCTCCTGCCGTCTCAGACCCCTCTGCGACATTCTCCAGTGACGTAAAGACACTGTCCATCGAGGATTGGAACTGCTGCCCGACGCCGAGGCCAATCGTCTCCTCGAACCCGATCTCTCTCTGGTTCGGGTTCTCGTTGAACCCGAGACCGGAGCGCAACCCGGTTGTGAAGGTGCCGGGCGTAGAACGCCGCTCGACAACCACATCGACCCGCCGCATCATCTCATCGACTTGCTCGGCCGTCAAACGGCCAATCGCAACGAGACTTTCACCATAGGCACGGACCGACTCAAGAATGCGACTCTTGATCGTGTCCTGCTGGACGCCAGCAGCCTCCATCGCCTTTGCAGCGCGATCTGCACCGTTCTCAGCGTTCCGGATGAACTGCTCAAAGCCAACATTGGCCAGCGCATCCCGCGCACTCCGGGTGAGGCGGGACGCATTCGCGTCCATCAGCTTCAGCGCATCAACAACCTGCGTGAAGTTGAAGGTCAGCGCATCTACCGGGTTGCGCGCGGTCGTCGTCATCCGCTCGAGAACGGAGGTAGAGTCGCGCAGCGCCTCTGCGAATGCCTTCTGTTCTTCGGTCTGGCGAGTCGTGCGCGACGCCGCGCGGACACCGTTGTTTCGCTCAATAGCGAGCGAGTTAGCCTGGATGACGTTGATCTCGTCTTGGGTGAGCGTTATGCCGCGCTTTGTCGCATCCTCAACAACACGCGCCGTGCGCTCTGCTGCTTTCTGAGTCTCCTCGAACCTGGCCAACGCATCTGCGCCGGTGCGCGCTGCGGCCGCGCGATTAGCCGAGATGCCAAGATCAGACGCAGCCTTATCCATGATCGAACGCACAAGGTCAGCACGCACTCTTGCAGCTGTAGTCGTCGCATCCGTGCGCGCCTGCTCACCAGTCTCCGTCGCTTGAGTGAGCAACCCTTGAAGCCGCTGCTCCTCCTGGAGGATGGCCATGGTCCGCTGCTCAGTTACCTGAGCCTGACCTGCCTGACCACGCTCACGCTGCTGCCGCGACAACTGCTGATTGTATCTGATCGTCGCTCTGAGAGCTGTCAGACGCTCATTGATCGCGTCAGTGTCACCTGCGACGACCTCACCAGACGCAATGCGCCTGCCGACCGCAGCTGTTCGGCCGATCTCGTTGATGCGGGTGAGGATCGTCCCAAGAGCTTCTGCGACCGGCGCCAGCATATCCGCCGCAACGCGCAGCGCGATCCGGCCTGTGACAGCGAGCGCGTCACCAAATTTGTCGAAGGACGCGGAGGTCTCGGTAGAGATTACAGCGCCAAGATCGCGCGACGACTGAATGACATCGCGCTGCGTCCGACCGATATCAGTCAGAAGCGGAACGAGCGCCTGCCCTGTCCGACCGAAGAAGCTTACCGCAGCCGCAGCACGACTAGCCGCATCTGGAAGCTGAGAGATCGCAGTGGCGATATCCTTGAGAACGTCCTCAGTGCTACGGATGTTCCCCTGCGAGTCACGGATCGCGATGCCGAGGCGGTTGAAGTCTGCCTGCGCGCTCTCAGAGCCACCCGCAGCCTCACCAATGGCCCGCGTCAGCTTACTGATCGCGCCGTCCATCGCGGCAGCTTCGACGTTGAACGCCGCACCCTCGAGCCGCCAAGCCTGCAGAGCCTCAACGCTTACACCAACCTGCTCAGCCTTCTCACCGAGCGAGCCAACTGCTTCCGACAATGCCATAAAGCCGGAGATCGCGGCGCCGACGCCAAGACCGACACCAAAGACCCCAGCAAGCCCGGTGATGGCGCCGCTCAACCCACCAATGTTACCTACCAAGCCTGTGAAGACCGAGCCGAGGCCAGCGAAGCCACTCTGCGACTTCTTAGCCTGGTCATCCGTCTTCTTTAGAGCATCAGTGACCTTCTTGAGCTGCGTCTCAAGATTGCCAATCCTGGCATCGAAGGCAATGACGAGCTTGGTGTCGGACATGCTAGCCTCCGTTGCTCTTGCGTAGGAACTTCTTGATCTCCTTCGACACTAGCTGCCGGAAGTCAGCTTCCGCCCGATCAAGAACCTGCGGCGCCGCGCGCCCAACGAACGGGTTCGCAGGCATCACGCCGCGCGAGGCGCGAGGCTTGCCCGTGCTCTTCTGCCGAGTCCTGCCGCCCTTCCCCTTGCGGGTCACAGAGCCGGTGAACCGCGCCTTGGTGCCGAGATTGACGAGATGGAAGTGATACGCTGGCTTGACGCCGATCACGACAGATCGGGCGAAGGATTTGAACTTGCCGAGCGTAGCAGGCTTGGAGTAGCGGGCGACAATGCCCGCGACCAGATTCTTCGTCTTGCCGGTCGGCGCCTGCGCGATAGCAGCGAACTTGGCAAGCGGTGCCCACTTACGCACCCATGCGCGAGCAACGCGCTTCTGTATCTTCTCCGGCAGGACCTTCAGATCATCCTGAAGCTCCGGCATGCCATCGAAGCCACCATTGTCACTTGACAACTCTCCCTCCGAGGCGGAGCACTGCCAGTTGTAGACCCGCTTCGACCTCGTCTACAGGTTCCGGCATACCGGCCTTACGCTGCTCGATCTCTGCATTCTCCGATGACCGTTTCATGAACGGCATGAAGTCGAGAGCATCGAACGACGGAACCGTTTTGCCCCTGTTGACGTTCGCTAGGACGGAGCATATCAAACCACCGACCAGATCAATCCGGAAGGGCAGGAACGGCTCTTGCGCTTCGAACCTACTCCAGCGCAGGAACTCCCCATAGCCCATTCTGGCTTCCATTTCCCCGACGGTCATCCCGCCAAGGGCCATGGCAAGACGGTGCTTGAACTGCTCCTCTACGTCAAAGGGTCTTTGACAAGCTCCTCCTCGAGAAGACCAGGGATATGCGTAGAGAGTTGGTTTAGGGCCGCCATTGGCGCCGAGTAAATCGCCTCGAGACCGACTGGCTTGCCGTCTTCATCCAAGACCATGCGCGAGAGAAGATGGAGCGTGCGCTCTTGATCATCGGCGAGCTTCCTGGCGTCCATATAGTCGCGGACGGTTGCTTCTCGGATCGTTGTCATCCCAGTAGACCAAGCAGGGCACAGAACCTCAACGGTCCGGAGCTTATGCCTGCTTGGCAGCGGTGTCACATTACTGGCTGTCTGTCCCATATCACGCAGCCGCCAGGACCGGGTTGATCATGTAGTACGGCGACTGGTCGAGCGTGAAGTTGCCCGTGTAGGTCAGCGCCGATTCAACGGTCATGGTGCCCGGCGCGAACGCCGACACAACCCCGTGGAAGACGGCCATCTGGCCACGCCGCGAGACGCCGACAAAGTAGCGAGTTTCCCCGTCAGCCTGCGCAGCGATCATCGCGTTCATGCCGTCGTCTTCAAGATCGAACATGCCAGTGAAGTTCGCGGTGCCGGGAGTGGGAAGGCCAGGAAGGTTGACGCGCTCAACGTCGCACATCGTGGTCACGTCGATCTCGCCAGGGCTGCCAGGGTTCGGCGTGAACTCCGAGAGGCAGACCTCGTCCCAGGTGAAAGCGTTGATGACCATATCGCCGAACGCCGCAAGCGGATCGGTCTCCGCAGAGGTGTTCGTCGCGATGGTGACGTCGCCGCTGACCGCGTTGACAGCGGTGATCATATGAACCTTATCGTCGAGAGAAGCCCAACCCGTCTCCTTGATAAGCAGCAGCTCACCGGGACGGTAGGTCACCGGTGTTGTATCCCACAGCGGATCGGTCGGATCAGTCTTGACGGTGGTTGTTGCGCCTGCGACGATGCCAGGCGTCACAAGGTCCGCGTTCGCAGACAGAGCGTTCTCGAGCATGAATTCGAACCGGAGTGTTGACTCGCGAGCCATATGCAGTTCCTTTCGATGGCTATGGAAGAGCTACGCGTTCTTGTGCCTTGTAGTCGCATGGCACGACGAAGAGAACCCAATCGCCCTGAGACTCCTCAAGGAGTTGTCTCGGAGCGTGAACATTCTGAAAATAGATGTCGCCTCCACTGGCATACCACCCATCCCAGATGCGCATCGCGTTAGTTGCTTCCTCCACGGCAGATGCGTCGCCGTGGCCTGATTTGGCGAGGATGATAATGTTCACCACGCCAATCTCTTCAACCCAGGGGTTGGTGCCCATTGTGAGCTGCCGCCTGGTTGTGACCTCGAACTGAAGCGTCCCCCACACCGCAGGAAGCGGCAACGGGGGATTGTATGGGAGGGAACGGTTGATGGTGTCGATGTATCTCACATCCGGCATGAGCGTCAGCCAAGCGGCTCTGACCTCTTCACGGACCGCGAGACTGGACATCAGCCAACCACCCTCAGAATCCAGCAGACAGTCTCGTTGATGACCTTGGTTTCCGAGACGTCTTCAACCGTGCGTTCGCGCCCCCGGATGAGGAGGCGATCGAACTTTTCGGGCGCAGAGATCGCTTCACGCGGCACGAAGACGAAGAACCCCTCTTGTTCACCGTCACCAATCAGAGGCTCCTCAGCAGGAGCTTGAACAGACGCTTTGATCGTGAACGAGCCGCCAGCAAAAGGAAAGTATGTCACATCCTCCCCAAAGAAATTAATATGCGCGGAGATGACGGTGAAGAACGATGCTGGGAACTTCATGCTGACATCGCCGCATGCTGCGCCGGATGGCGGTACAAGGCGAACACGTGCGCATACTCCTCGAGAACCATGCTTGACATGGGCGAAAGAACCGTGCTCGACACATTCGACATCGTCACACCCATCGCATACTCAACGCGCAGCTGACCAATCGAGACAGCGCGCATCGGCGCAGGCTCGACATTGCTCGTGCTCACGGTTGAGATATCGGCGCCGAGGGCTGCGAGCTGACGACGGACGAGGTCCAGAAAGACAGACTTCAGATTGGCCGGCAGCGTTGCGTAGCCTGCCTCGTACTCGACGACGATGGTGCTTCCCGGTCCGTAGCCAGTCGGGAGGATCAGGCCGTAGTCACGGCGCATGCGGTAGCTCGGAAGGCTATCAAGCCCATCGACCGTGAAGCTGACCACCTCTCGGATCGGGAACTCCCAGGTCGAGAGGAAGAGGCCGTCACGGTTCAATCGAGTTCCCGCGCCAATCAGCAAGTCTCCGTTGGCCGGGTATGGCCCGACGAACTCATCGATATAGGTGTCAAGCATGAGGTAGCGCGAGGTGTAGTCGCGGATCATGCTTGAGACGACATCGATCGCAAACGTCAGCTGGACGTCGAAGCCTTCCTCACCGGAAGGAACCCCCAAGAGGGCTTTGACCTCGGCGAGAGTCATCATCTCCGCAGGGGTCTCAGGTGCTAGGCGGCTCGGCAACATCTTGCGTTCTCCTTCAGCGGTACACAACACTCCAAGGGCCAGGCACCAAGCCAAGGAGCCATATGATACCGAGCAGGATAACCAGCGCCTGAAGGATGATCGGGATCGGATGTTGAAGCGGAAGCATCCTGACCAGATAGAGAAGAAGGCCGATGATGATCACGAGGATGATCAGATGGATTAGCGTGTTCGGCATCATGGCGCGTTCCTTGTTGTTGGGACGATCATCCGATGTAGATCACCTGCGTGGACATTACGGGTGGCGCAATATCGAACCAGATCTCGGTGCCGACGGCTGTGATTCGGGTCGCCGGTGGTTGAGGTTCAAGCCAAACCTCGGTACCGACCGCTGTACTGCGGATCAAAGGTGGTGCCGACTCAAGCCAGGCCTCGGTGCCGACCGCTGTGCTGCGCACGACTGGTGGCGTGGTAAGAGCATCACCGACCGTGGAGAACCCGCTCGGAGCGGAGTAAGTGGTCTGCCCTAATCCGCTGTTGACGAGGACGGAGTTGGTATTGTTGATAATCGAGGGAGCAAAGTAAACATCTCCGGTGAAGGCCCATGTTGCAGGCGACGTACCGGCCGCAGGATCACCACCACCAGCCCACGCACCGTCGTTCTTGCGGATCCATGCCCTTTTGTTCGGCACATCAATGGCGAGGCACAAGATATCGCCAGCCGCATAAGTCAGCCCGGTCATGCCTGTCGTGCCAGGGCCGTAGACACTGCCCTGAATCTGCCAACCCATGCTGCCGGTGGCGTTGCCAAGATGGGTGTTCAGCGAGTGGGCCGCGTTGGTTATGCCGAGGATAATGCCGTTGCCGCCGCCAACTAGAACCTGAAACTCGCAGTAGTGCTTCCCCGCTGCAAGGGCGACGGTGGTCCGCGCAATCGCCCAGGCACCAGAGCTGGTGGTCGCTATGCAACTCGACGGAGACAAGGTGATCCCGGTGCCGAGCGCGCCGCTGTCATATGTGAAAACAGCCATGTTAGACTACGATCTTCGGGCCGAGTTGCGGGAGCGTCGAGGGTGTCCATGCCGCTGCTGTATCGGGGTTGAGAGACTCCCAATACCCGAGGCGGTCATAATAGACAGGGATCGACGCCGTGCTCGCTAGGTCGTCAGTCACACCACCCGTACTGCTGCGACGACGAAGAGCCACCGTGCGTGGCCCGGCATCCTCTTTGCGCATCAGAAGGAAGTGTTCTAATCCGTAGATACTCGTCGGCGTGACCGGCAGCGCCGTCACACCGTAGAGGTCCACATGACCAACGGTGCTGCTGGACACGTAAGACGTGTCACCGTTGTTGGTTGAGTTGGCCGACCAGTTGGTTCCGGAGCCGCCCACGCGAGTGGGGAAATCCGTCACCGCACCCGCACTCGCGGCCCAGGATGTGTAGGACCGAGGCTGACCGATCCAGCCTGTGGGCGCGGTGCCGTCGTCATTCCAGACGAAGATGTCCTTGTAATGATGGTAGGCGCCGTCAGCGACAAGCCCGATGGCGTTTATGTAGTTATTGCTTGTGCCCCCGCGCGTATTCACGTTGGTAAGAGACAGGTTCGCGCCGGAGGTCGGGTTGGCGCCGTCGAGGTAAATGCTGATGCTGCCGGTCGTGTTGTGGATCGTCACGTCGATATTGATATGACGCCATGTGCTCACCACTCCCTTGCCTACGATCGTCCCAAGGATGGTGCCAGCGTGCCCGCCGCTACGAACGACCAGGTTGTTGGACGCCATCTCAATGGTGACTTGCGCGCTGGTGCCGTCCAAAAGCGCGATGCCGCCCCAGGAGGCGTTGAATGGCTGCCAATACTGGTAATAGGCGATGCGCTGCTGTGCGCGATTAGTCCAGGCGACAGTACGAGGGGTGCCACCGAATGAGAGACTTTGACCGGTCCCAAATGGAGTGTAGCTGGTTGTCAGATTGCAGGCTGAGACCCACTTGAGGTAGGTCAAGGTGTCTGCGGAGGTGGCGTAGATGTCACCGCTGTCGGAGAAGTCTCTGCTCATTGCGTCATGCCCTCGTCGGAGTTGGGGGTTGTATACGTCATCCGATGTAGATCACCTGCGTGGACATGACGACGGGCGGTGCAATGTCGTAGGCAACCTCGAGAATGGCCGTTGTGACCCGGAGTGGAGACTCGGCTGAGTACGCAACCTCAACCTGAACTTCTGTAAGACGAACCTCATCCGCCATATCAGGAAACCACCTCTCCACCAATCTTCAGCGAGTTGATCGCTGACGAAGTCCATGCCACAGAACCGTTGAAATTCAACTCCCAAAGCGGACCCATATGCGCGACGTAAGTCGTGCCAAGCGTGCTTGTGTTCGAGACCGTCACCTCGGTCGCGCCGCTGATTGCGTTGAGGGCGAACTCCCGGAACCCTGCATCGGTCTTCCGCACGATGCCGAGCATCTGCGCTGAATAGATCGTCGTTGGCGCGGTGACCGCGCCGATAGACGTAATGGCACCGCGGAACTTTTGACCGATGGTGTTGCTCTCTATATAGCTCGTGTCGCTATCGTGAGGGAACTCATCCACACCCTGATAGTTCGACGCGCCACCAACGGTCGTAGACCAGGTTGCGACATCGCCTGCCGCGTTCACGTATAGCGGATCGATGCGGACATCACGGAACCAGTCGTTGTTGACGGAGCCCTGATCGTTCCCAATAATCCAGTCGCGGACGCTGTAAGCCGTCCTGATGAGATTCGCGCCATCGGCAACCAAAGAGCATCGGATAACTGCCGCTGTCCCACCGTTCCGGGTGTCTAGGCCGGTGAGGTTCAGCAGATAGGAGGCACTGCCGTTCTTTCTGATCTGAACGACGCCTGCCGTGTCATCAATGACGAACTTGAACTGGTAGCTGTGCCACTCGCCAACGATCATGCTGCCGGCCGGGAGACTGCCGAGTAGGGTTCCACCGAGAGTACCGCGGTAGATCTTGACGGAGCCGTCGCGCATCCGAAAATCTACATAGAGATGAGTGACGGTCGCATCGTGGAGCGCGATGTAACTCGTTGTCTCCGTCCATCCCGGATCGGCGTCGCGCCGAATGCGCAGCGACATGAAGATTGTCTGGGAGGATGTGAAGGGCTGCGTAGTCAGCGACCAACTCGTGTCGTTGACTGACTTGATATAGCGCGCGCCAGTGAAGGGTGGGCTGGCGGTCTGGGGAGCCAGGTTGGTCGGGTTGCCCACTGAAGCATATCGATTGTTGAAGTCGGAACCAGCCGCGTGCCACCCGAGGCTGTCCATGTGAAGCACGGTCATGCTCGTCAGACCTTCACCGCGCCAAGGGTTATGCTGGGGTTTGCCAACGCAGTATCAGCTGACGTAGCACGGATGAACCGCAACTTCGTCCCGGCAGGCGCAGAGAGCGCACCGGTGAAGCTGACAACCGGATCGACACTACCAATCGCGAACACCGCTGTTCCGATCTGGGTAAGAGAACCAGCAGCGAGCTTATACCAGATCTCATAAGTCACAGCGACCGCAGCGGCAGTTGTCGCGGTGCCGGCCTTGCGGGTTGTTCCGGTGACGAACGACAACGCGTCAACCAGATTCATCTCGAAGAGCCAGCCGGTGGTCGTGCCGAGCGCAACCGTCAGCGAGACCTTGGCGCCGGTATCGAGCGCCGTCTGAAGGCCATTGACATCGGCAATGTCATGCGTGTGCGCGACTAGCGAGGCGGCGAGAACCTTCATATAGTTTGTCGTGCCGTCCAAGTAGACGATCACGAAGCCGCCTTTAGCGAGCTTGTAGGTCGAGGTGCCTCGGACGACTGTGACTGTCTTGGTGTTGTCTGGCGACGAGACCAGCGCCACCGTGCCAGCCGTCATCGGAAGCGTCACTGTCCGGTTGTTAACAGTCGCGTCGATGACGTTGAGCGTGTCCGCTGTGGTGAAGTCGCCGGACGAGACCACTGCGTTGCCAGATGCAACGCTGACATCGATGACGACGCCAGGCGCCGTGAGAGGATCTTGCAGCGCGGCCAGCGCCTGCTCAATCATCAACTGTACGTCATCTTCGTCTAGACCGCTGCCGGCTGGCGGCTCCGGGAAGACAATGGACGAGATCGCGTCGTCAACATAGTTCTTGGGGACGGCATGAAAGGCATCGGTCGGCGGAGTGTCGAGCTCCACAACACCACTGAGCTGGATGAGGGGGGCCACGATCTGGTAGAGCTCGTCGGCGGTCGTCGAGACTGTGTGTGCGTAGAAACTCACGACGCGGTCAGCGATGTCGTAGGCAAAGAAGTGATCACTGTTTAGCGTGGAGGTCATCTGAAATTCGACACCGGCAAAACCCGTAACCACGCCTGCCGTAACCTGTGCCTCTTCACTCGGCAGGGCGAAGCCAAGCAATCCGTCCGTCGTGTCACCGGCCTTTAGCAAGTATTCGCCGCTGGAACCGCCACCACCATCACCGCTGCCGGTGCTCGAGCGGAGGAGGAGGTCCCAAGTTGCGGCGTCTTTCTGCTCGGTACCAGGGCGCGACTTTGTAGCAGAGTTCGCGACGAACAGCGCGCTACCAGTGCGAACCATATCACCAGCGGAATAGGACCCGTCCGCAGCCCAGATACCGCACCAACGGTTGAGCGGCGGCTTGTCGCTGTCATCCGGCGGCGCACGAACCTCGGTGAGAAACCCCGGCAACTCCAGCTGACGTAGCGTGCCATCCGTCAACTCAAGGAGAAGCTGGTTGCCCTCCAGCATAACCTCTGCAATCCCGGCGCCGGGGGCACCTTGGTCGCCAGTTGCGCCGCGCTCTCCACGCGCGCCCTGCTCACCGCGTGCGCCCTTCTCGCCACGCTTGGCCATTAGACGCCAGTCAATGCAGGTGCCGGGCTGCGGTGCCGGGCCAGGCGCGGAGCGTGTCGGCGCTACAAGAATCCAGGAGTTGCCGTTCCAAGCGACAACGTCCATATGCTCATAGTTGGTCGCCTCATTCCAGGTGCCACGCACCACCGGAACGTCCATACGGAACTGCGAGCGAACAACCGTTCCGGAGGAGAACTCGACTTCAAGCGCCATCAACCGGAGATCGACAGCGTCCGGATCAGACAGCCGAACCTCAAACACACCATCCGAGACACAGCGCCAACGGTCATCCTGCCCCGGCTCGGCACCTTCCGGGTCAGACGCCGACATCCAGAGGCCACCGCGATGAGTGTATCCGACGCCAGAACCGCGCCAGACATCACCGACGCGCCAAGTCCGGACCTGCTCAAGAGTGCCGTCCCGACCGGGCGCTCCGTCTACACCATCGATGCCGTCGCGGCCATCAGCGCCACTCCGGCCCGGCTCGCCCGGTGGTCCGTTGATGCCGTGCCGTCCGTCTGCGCCCGGCGCCCCATCGCGCCCAGGCGGACCGACTTCTCCGCGCTCGCCCGGCGCACCGTCAAGACCGCGCTCACCTTGCAGGCCAGACACACCCGGCAGACCCTGAAGGCCTCGTTCGCCCGGCGCCCCGTCAAGGCCGCGCTCACCCTGTGCACCGCGCTCACCCTGTGGCCCGTCTCTGCCAATCTCACCTGGGGGGCCAGCCAACCCTTCACGACCGTCAACGCCATCTCGACCAGGCGCACCTGGCAAGCCACGCTCACCGGGGAATCCGATCTCGCCTCTCGGACCTTCTGCGCCGGGTGGCCCCTCTCGACCTTGCTCCCCTTGCAAGCCTCGCTCACCCGGCGCACCATCGCGACCGGGCAATCCGTCGATGCCGTCGCGACCTGGAGGGCCATCTACACCGTCTCTTACCGACTCCATCCGAGTCTTGAGTTGGTCACCGAGCTCGCGCATACGCCCGAGCATCTCATCAACCAACTGAACCCGGTGCGACGCGACGGCCATATCATCGCGCCGGAGATCGAGCGCCGTCGTGCTAATCTTCTGTACGCCATTCTCAACCTGCCGGAGAACCTCCTCCCGCAGCGTTGCTCGCGCCTCGTTTACCCAAGCACGCGCCTGCGCCTCAGTAATCTCCGGACGCGAGAGAACCCGCCCGAGGTCAGAACGGATTTGGTCTATGTCCCGCAGAAGCCGTGCCTTGACCTTCTCCGTATCTGCGGTGAGGTTGGTCACCGAGCGAGAGAGAACATCGAGATTGCCTGAGACCGGAGAGACGTTCTCCTCGACGAAATCTCGAACCGCGCCGAGCAGCGCAGTCATATCATCAGGCGGCATCAGCGGTCCTCCGTAGAGCCTCAAGGAACAAGGCGCGCTGGCGAGCTGCCTTCTCCTCTGGGTCTTCTGCTTCTTCTGGAACTTCCTCCGCATCAGGGTCCTTAGCGGAGTCATCTGTTATCTGAGGCGCAGCGGGGTTCGACGGCGCCGAGGGATTTGATGGACTCGAGGGTAGGGCAGAGCCACCACCGTTGGCAGCGAAGGACAGAGGCACCACCTGCGCTTGCAGGCGAGGCTCGTCACCAAACTCCTTCGCGCCTAGTCCCTCCTTGCTCCGTGCCTCGTTGGGAGAATACAGACCACCCGTGATGCCCTTTGTCAGAGCGTCAACGCGCGCAGCAAAGTCGGATCGCAGAAGCGCGTCCTGATCGAACGCGACGAACTGGCCGTCCTGCAGGTCAAAGAGGTTGTCGATTGCAAGCTCGAGGTGCTCAAGGACGTAGCCGAGACCCGTACTCATCCAGAACCGGATCAAAGTCTCCGTGCTGGAGAAGGTCGCGCCGCCTGGCACGCCAACAACAGCGAGTGGGATGCGGAATACCCGCGCGATATCCTCGCTCGTCATCTTGTAGCTCTGAATGAGCTGCGCATCCGTGGAGGTGATTGACATCCCCTGCCACTCAAGACCGTCCATCAGGACGGAGATCTGACCACTGTTCTCGCGGCTATAGGATTCCTGCCACTTGCTCCGCAGTGCCTCGGCAACGTCAGGCTTCAGGATCTTCGGCGACTTCAGATAGCCGGATGGGCGCGTCATGTTGGAGAAGAACGACGCCATATGGCCGATGATCGCGTCACCCGCCGCAATAGACATCGCCGCAGCCGTCAACGGCGACTCACCAATCAACGGGTGGCGCGGCGTCTGCATTCGGATATGAAGGACATCCTCCGATGGGAAAAGATCCTCGACGCTGGGCTCCGGCATCAACTTCGAATGATTCTGAAACGCGTAGAACACCGAGCCGTCTTGCGCGATCATCGCGCGCCCGTAGCTGCCCGGCATCCCATGCAGAGCAACGATCTTCCCACGCTGGCGCTCGGCAATCGCATAGCCATTGCCGGTGAAGAGCTCGGAGCGAAGGAGATTGAGGATGAAGTCCGCGCGCGTCTGATAGCGATTAGGACGACGGAGAACCTTGACAACGTCCCCGGAGGTCACCAGCTCCAGACCTCCGGCAGACGTGTTACGCCACAGCTGAAGTGGAAGCGAAGCAACGGTCTGGCTGATCGCGGCGACGCAAGACTCTACTGTGGAATTGGGACCCTGCATTGGTGCCCGGTAGCCCATCTGCCACCATCCCACAGGCCAAAATGGCGGAGGCGTGAAGCCGGAACCAGGAGCGTATGGGGCGAGAGCCTTTACAGCCCAGCTTCCGACACGATCCTTAACAGTCTGCAGGGCGCCCACATAGGCCTCCTCACTTGCGCTTGTTGGCCGCCACCTTAGTAGTCTTCTCGGTCTTCTCCTCTACAGGCTCCGGAACAGGCTCCTTGGGTAGCGGAGGATCTCCGACAGGCTTTTCGTCAGGTTGCTCCTCTGCAGGATCAGGATCATCTTCACCAGGCACTGTGTCAGAACCAGACGAACGGGCCGGACGGCCCGTCGGATTGGTCATGTTCCGATGCCCATATCGACCAGAACTCGACGCCGTGGGGTCCGCAGCGATGTTTAGAGCACGCTGAAGAACTTCCGGATCATCCATATCGCGAGTCCAGTCCGGAATTACAGTTTCACTCATTGTTTACCTCCGGCATTTAGAGTAAGAAAGAGGGGGAGGGTAGGCATGGGGGTTATCTCCCTCCCCCATCACTCACGCCGCTTGTAGTTCCAGGCTTACCAAGCGACGCCAGT